CCCACAACGCCTGTTGTTGGCCCAACTGGTGCATCTACCTATCTTGGCCCACCATCACAGCGTCCGCAAGGCCCAATCCAAGCTGGTATTGGCCCTGCTGCTGGTGCTTTGCAAACAAATCTTGGTTCAACTTTGGGCGCAGATTGGACTGCAACATCACAAAAAGCAAGTGAAGCGCCTCAGAAAATTGCAATTTACCAAAATATCAAAAAACTTATTCCCGAATCGTATACGGGCGCATTGTCTGAAAAGAAACAATTTGCTGCCAATCTTGCTCAATCTTTGGGAATTGATTACAACGTATTGGAAAGTTCTTCTACGGACGAATTGGCAAAGAACACCAAACTTCTGCAACTTGCTGGCGGCAATACAGATGCTGCCCGTGGATTGGCTGAACTTGCAAGCCCCAACACCAAGATGACCAAAGAAGGTATGGTGCGCGTCACTAATCAATTGATTGGTCAAGAGCAATATAACGCTGCCAAAGCCAACTTTATGCAAGCGGCTACTGGCGACCCTGCTGCATATCAAAACAAACTCTTACAATGGCAAAATGCTGCTGACCCACGTTTCTTCCAAGAAATGTCGCAAGTGGACGCGCAAAAGATGATGCAAGCAATGAGCCCTGCGGAACTTGCTGCGTTGCGTCAAAAACGTGCATTGGCTAAACAACTTGGGATTATTCGATAATGCCTACATTTGCCGATTTCCTTGATTTAAGCCAGCCAAGTGCTGCGCCTAGTTCTGCGCCGCCTGCAAAAAAAGGTGGTCAGTTAACCAAAGAGGCAATGCTTGGTTATAACGACCTTGCGGAAAGATTGAGGCAATTTCAATCAGTCACAAAAGACATAAAGCCTGGAACTGACACATATCAAAGAAACATGGCAGACATTGCTGAAGCGCAAAAGGCAATGCAACAAGCCGGTTTATCTTCTGCGCCAGCAGCACCAGCCGCCCCGCAAACAGGTACATTCGCAGACTTTCTTGATATGCCTGCGCCTACTGGTGGCAGCGGTCGAGGCGTTCAAGGTGGCCCAACAGCAGCAGAATTGCAGGCTTATCAACCCAAGCCTCAAGGCATGGTTGCCCAAGCCTTCCAACGTGCATTCCAAATGAAACAACGCGCACCAGGTGAGATTGCATCAATACTTGATATTCCTGGCAATATCCCATCCGCAGTCGCTGGAACAATAGGTTATGGTGCTGGTCGTGCATTTGGCTTAAGTCCCGAGGAAGCTACCGCAGCATCCCAGCCTGTTGCCCAAGCATTGGCAAATCCTGTTGGTCGGCTTACTGGCACAGTCGGAACGCCTGGCTATCAAGGCTCATTACCCACCCAAGCCCAGCAAGCGGTCGGCGGCGCTTTGGCCCAAGGCGCAGAGGCATTAGGCCAACGCACAGGCATTAGCCCTACCGACATTGAGCAAGGCGTTAATGCCGCAATGATGGCCCTTCCCGCGGGTATTAAGCCCGTAAAGGCAGGCGTTGCTAGGATCAAGGCGGCTTTGCCTGAGTACACCATTGAGGCGGCAACACCTGGTTCCGTTGGCGCAGCAGCAGTTCCGACTGAAACAACAATTAAGGCGGCATTGGCAAGCGCCAGCCCCGAACTGCAAAAAGCCGTTGGTAGCGTCCCTGTAAACAAAGTCAACGTGCCTGTCCTGCAACGTCATATTGAGGCAGATTCCTTGCCCGAGCCGGTGCGCCTCACCAATGGCCAGGCAACGGGTGACGTTAGCCAATTGTCTATGGAACAAAACCGCAGAGGCGCAGACCCTGCATTGGCGGCACGTTTCAATGAACAAAACGGACAATTGATTAAAAACATGGACGCAATCCGTGAAATGGCTGCGCCTGATGCCTATGGCACAAAAATCATTGAAAACAGTGATGAATTGATTAACACATACAAAAAATTAGACGCTGAACGTAATACCGCAATTGACCAAAAATACAAGGCTTTGCGTGATGCTAACGGCGGTGATTTTCCTATTGATGCTGCTACTTTATTGGATAACGTAAAGGCTACGCTGAAAAAAGATTTGTTGTCCAATGACGCGCCGACAAGCCAAATGGCTGAACTTAGCCGCATGGCAGCAGAAAAATCAATGACGTTTGAAGACTATTTGAGCTTGCGCCGAAACCTTGGTGATATTGCCCGCACTAGCACGGATGGCACAACGCGCCGCGCTGCCTCTTTGATGATTCAAGAACTTGAGAATCTTCCGTTGCAAGAGGGCGCAAAGCAACTTAAACCATTGGCTGATGAAGCTAGAAACGCTGCCAAGGCTCGATTCCAAATGCTAGAGAAAGACCCTGCTTATAAGGCGGCGGTAGATGATAGCGTTGCTCCTGACAAGTTTATGGAAAAATTTGTTGTAAATGGAACGCGAGACAATGTGAAATCCATGATTGACCAATTGGGCCGTGACTCTGTTGCACATCAGCACATGAGCGCAGGCACGTTAAATTGGTTGCGTGAAAAATCAATAGATCGTCAAGGCAATTTTTCGCAAGCAGCGTTTAACAAAGCCCTTAATCAATTAGACAAGTCGCAAAAGCTAAACCTTGTGTTTAACCCTGACGCATCTTCTACATTGAAAACATTGGGCAATGTGGCTCAATACACACAAGCACAGCCTAGAGGAAGTTTTGTCAATAACTCTAATACTTTAGTTGGCGCAATGGCTGAAAAAGCTGCTGGTGGATTGGAAACTCTTGGAAACATTGGGAGCAGCAAAATAGGGTTGCCATTGGGAACAATTGTTCGCGGTCAATTTCAAAACTTAAAAGCTGCCCAGCAAACGAAAAAAGCACTTGAGCCAGCCGCTGGCGTAACATCATTAAAGGACATTGGCAAATGAGCGTTAATCTTTCTCCCATCGGTAATGGATTCCAGTTCTTTACCACCACCGGCATCCCTCTAAATGGGGGATATATCTATACCTACCTAGCTGGCAGCACAACGCCTGCGGCAACGTATACGACATCATCGGGTTCTATTGCTAACACCAATCCAATCCAACTTGGCACAGATGGTCGCCCACCACAAGAAATTTGGTTTACATCGGGAACAAATTACAAGTTTGTCCTGACAGATTCTGGAAACAATGCCATTGCCACATACGACAACTTGTATGGAATTATCGGCACAACGGCGGCGGTTAGCGCAGTTCCATCGGGCGGCATCATTATGTGGTCAGGCTCTATTGCGTCAGTTCCAACTGGATACTACCTTTGCGATGGGTCTAACGGCACTCCCAATTTGAAAGACTCTTTTGTTGTTGGGGCTGGTAACACTTACTCAGTCGGCAATACAGGTGGCTTTACGTCATCGGTGACAAGCAGCGTTGGCACTAACCTTCCAACTTATTACGCACTCGCATTCATTCAAAAATCATGACCGAAACTGAAGCCCGCCTAAATTCGCATGAGGCCGTTTGTGCCGAACGTTACGAACAGATTAACGCCAGGCTCAAGCGCATGGAGCGAATTATCATGAACGCTGCTGGTGCTATGTTGCTTGGCATGGCGGGTGTAATCTTTACCTTTGTAAGCCATGTGAAATGATTGATCCTCTAACCGCCTTTGCAGCAGCGCAAGCCGCCGTAAAGGGGGTTAAGGCTGCCATTGCTTTAGGGAAAGACATTCACGCCATTACTGGCGACATGATGAAGTTCTTTGAGGCAAAGGACGTAGTTCAAAAAGCCGCCTCAAATCCTAAGTCAGCGTTTGGAAAGTCAGATACCGCTGCGGCTTTTGAAATCGTCATGCAAGCCAAGCAACTTGCAGATGCTGAGCGCGAACTGAACAACTACATGGTTATGTCTGGCAATGCTGATTTGTGGCAACAGTTGATGATTGAACGCAACAACATCATTCAAACCCGCAAAAAACAAGAAATCTTGGACGAAAAACACGCCGCTGCCAAGAAAAAAGAGATGGACGAATTTATCAATTGGCTGCTTGGCGGCGCAATTGTGATTTTGGTTTTGGGCCTTGTTTTTTGGTGGCTTACTATGCTTTTGGAGAAACACTAATGTTTGAAATTCTTAGCGGTGGAATTTTTGGTTCATTGCTTGGCGGCTTGTTTCGTATGGCCCCCGAGGTGCTTAAATGGCTTGATAAGAAAAATGAGCGCACTCACGAACTGGCTATGTTTCAGCAACAATGCCAGTTAGAGACATTGCGAGGCCAACAAAAATTAGCAGAGATTGGAGCGCAGAGGGAGGCCACAGTAGACGCTGGCGTAATGGATGCCTTTAACAGCGCCATAGAACAGCAGACAGAGATGGTTAAAGCGGCTGGTGGATGGGTAGCCAGCCTATCGGCCTCCGTGCGGCCTATCGTCACCTATTGGATTCTGTTTATATGGTCGTTTATCCACATTTGGTTTGCTTGGAATGCGTGGGTAACTGGCGCATCTCCTGATGCCGTTTTCCGCTTAATGATGAGTGGCGACATGGCTGCGCTTGTGTCCGGCACTCTTAACTACTGGTTCCTTGATCGTACTCTTGCCAAGCGTGGTCTATGAACTTAGACATTGCTGCTGCCCTGTGTAAGCAGTTCGAGGGCTTCAAATCGAGGGTTTACCTATGTCCAGCCGGTATCCCCACGATAGGCTTTGGATCAACTTATTATGGCAATGGTGCAAAGGTTGCACTATCTGATCCACCAATATCTGAAGCTGATGCAGAGGCTTTATTGCTCCACGAACTGCAATTTACCTACCTTCCAGGGGTGTTGCGTAATTGCCCTATTTTGTTAACAGATGAACGTAAGTGTAATGCTGTAGTGGATTTCTGCTATAACCTCGGGATTGGCAGACTCCAGACCAGCACATTGAAGCGCAAAATCAATGAGCAAGATTGGGAAGCCGCCAAAGAACAATTGATGTTGTGGACTAAGGGCGGTGGGCGCGTACTTCCTGGCCTTTTAAAGCGCCGCACCGCTGAGTGTCAATTGTTTGGTTTAGGGCAATCCTCTGGCACTTTTACTTTGACGTAAACAGGGACATACATACCGCCCTCGGTGTGTGATGTCCATCTATCAATGTAAACGTCTGCCATCTTACATATAGATCGTTTTACCGCATCGGCAGGAACGCCAAGCAATGCCGCTATGTGCCGTGCGGTTAAGCCTTCTTCATACTGAGTAAGAATGGGCCTAATTCGTTCTGTCATTGCCCTCATTTTTGCGTTTCTTCTATTGCATCAAGCATATTTTCCTCAATTGCATCTAACATATCGTGAACGTATTTAATAGCCATTATTCCAACTTCCATTGCCTTCATTGGTTGTTGCGCTAACATAAATTGATGCGTTTCTTTAAGTGCTTTTTCTGCCAACATTGCTGGCATTGCATAATCTACAATTTCTTCAATTTTCATGTGTTTTTCCTTTTCAGTTTAGCTAGGCACCATACTACACCTTGGTCAAATGTGTCAGGCATATCTTCAATCTCTTTCCAGTCCTCATCTGTCAGCCCCACCCAAGGGCGCTGTGGTGGGGTGGTGTAAACAGGAAAACAATCTTTGCAAGCCTTGTCCGCTGTCGGTAAACCGAACAAACCGTTTTTGTCTGGGCTACAAAAATACGCCACAGGCTTCTGCGCTGGCTGTGCCAACTTGTCCCGCGCTGCTGCTTTCTTTGATTCGTAGCCTGTCATTTTAAAATTACCGCTGCAACAAGCATCCACACACCAACCACGATGGCTGCAAACGCTAAGATGCCTTTAACTTGCTGGGCAATAAATTCGTAGGGGTCGTGTATTTCTTCTTCCTCCACATACACCGCCATGTATTTTTTGTCTGCTTCAGTCACGTTTGTACTCCTTCATGCGTTCGTTAAGACGCTCAATGCGGGCTAGGCTAAGTTGGAGACAAGCTTTTGCGTACTCGGTGGCGTTCTCTGACTCAAGCCTCTCCAGATGCGCTTGGGCCAAAGAATGCGTAATAACTTCCAGGGGGGTCAAGTCACGCCAATAGTCTTTAAAGAATTTCAGAAATCGCATACCATTCCCTTTCGTTACGATTGGTTTTTGACAAGACTTTGTTGCCTGTTAAACCGATAAGCCCTTCACGTTCCATTTCGGGCAAGCGCTTGCCAATCTGATGCGACTCAAGATCGGTAAAGCGGGAGATTCCATCCTTGCCCAATGGCCCGTAATCTTTCAAGCATTGCAAAATAATTTGTGAATGGTGCTTGGCAAGTTCCTTAGCCGAATCTGCGGCTTGCCAACTGGTTATTGGGTCGGTGTTTCGTGCGCGTGGGTGTTCAAAATGGGGTGTCAAAGTCATCATTTGGCAATCCTTTAAATTTTTCTTTAGGTTCATTAAGATATGCCCAGCCTGACCAACCGCCTTCAACCAAAGGGATAACGTCAATCTTGAGCATTTCTCCGTTTTTGGTGTTAATAATTGACCCAATACGCTGGTAGCGGTTCTTTTGTTGTCCGTCTTTGTTGGTGTACGTCCCGACTACACAGGAAATTTCTTTAGCGATAGCCATGATTAATTACTTTCAATGATTGCGTTAAGTTGTTGAATTTGCACGTTTACTTCTGATAAAAAGTTAATGATTTCCCCTTCCATTTCCTTAATAAATGCGTTGTCGCGGTTAACCCGTTTGATAAACAATTGGGCTTTAGCGGGCATCCTGGGGTCAAACACAACATAGTCGCAGTAAGCGCGTCCTGTGCAAGCCATTTGGAATTGCATTTGCGTGTTGTACTTAGAAGGCACTTTGCCGGTTAGCAATGTGTCAATCATGGTTGCCGTGTTTGGGCATTTGATTTCTACCAGCCCATCGTCCCCAACAAGGCCATCAGGAGAGGCTCCAGCCCACTCAATTGTTGGGTGGGGTACAAAGCCTATTTCCTCAACCATTGCGCCCGTTTTGGCCTCATACGCTGCACGGGCAAATGGTTCCTGAGTTGTTCCCCATTCCATTGCGGTGTTGGTAAACGAATCGCCTTTGGTTTGGGTAAGGCGTTCGCAGACCAGTTGGGCCATGTAGTTGTCGCGGCTGGTGGAGTAACCGCTTTTGGTCTTTGCCATTAGATCGGCAACCCGTGAGGCGGTTACTTTGCCCAAGCGGACAATAAACCAATTGTCCGTGCCTTGTTCAATCAGACCAGGCCATGTGTTAGGTAATTCAAGCGACATTTTT